AAAGTTGTTTTTCTTGACCTTTCTTGTGATTCTTTTGGCATATACTCATCCCATGTTTTACCTTTATTCCATGATATTTGACCTTTTTGAAACTGTCCTCCTGTAATCCCACTATGTAAATTTAATTTATTCTTACGGTTAGCTATTGCACTTTCACTTAAATTCATCTTGAATTTTTTATTATATCTTTTTGTCAATTCTTTAAGTGTTATTCCTTTAACATTTTTAGTAAGCCATTGTTCTTCTTTTTCGGACCATTTATGTATCATCTTTCCCTTCTCCTAATTGCAATATTTCTGGTATCTCTTCTTTCTTTCCGTATTCATCATAATGCTTTACTGCTTTTAAAGCTAACTCTCCATTATTTATAATTGTTTGTGCTATAGTAGCCATAGTTTTAGCTCTTTCTCTTTCCTCTTGTAAAGCATCACCCTTTAAGTCTTCATCATTTAATCTTTCTAATTCCTCAAATAAATGATTATTTAAATCTACTAGTTTGTTTTTCATTTCTCTTCCTTTCTGTAATATGCTATATTACATTTTAATTTTTTGTAGTTTCCCACTCAACTTTTTCATTCCATTTGCATTTATAAACTCCAACGAATTTTTCATTTTCTAGTCTTTGACATCCGCAAACAATTTTTGCAAACTCCTATAAGTTTTGGATATTTCATAAGCTACTCCTTTATTTCTAAATATTAAGAATAAATAAAATTAAGTCTGTTGGAAATACTAAAAATAATAACAAATTAGAAATTCCATTTATTGTTCCAGGCATTCCAATATATGCTTTTAAATCATTTTTACATAATCTATATGTGATAAATGATATAGAACTTAATATTATTACAATTATTGCTAATATTTTATATACTTTCATCTTTCTTCTCCTTCCTTTGATTTCTTATATTTATCCCAATTCACTACGTTGCTTCCTACTATTCGCCAGTCTCTATCTAACCCCTCTACATAAGTTACTTTACATTCTTTACTAAAATTGCCTCTTGCTATTAGTACATCTGTATCTTTTATTCTTTTAATTATTAAATAACTTATAAAGCCCTCTTTATTAGCATTATTTAATACATTTATTACTCCAGCTTTGTTTCTTGCTACTACGCATTGTCTTCCTTTTGTACTTGTTAAATATACTTTAAAATAATTAGTCATTTGCTTTTATCCTTTCATAAACAGCTACAGTCTTTCCAGAATACTGACATTTCTTTTTATCAACTGCTCTTACTAGCTTATATTTCTTTTCTAATTCTGTAAGTCTTGGAGCTGTGTAATTTCTATCTGTGCTTGGTATTAAACATAATTCAAATAATTCTACTGCTATCTCTTTTGCTGTTTTAGGCTTGTCCAATCTTGACAATATCTGTTCGTATCTTATCTTTTTCTTTAGCTGTATATCTTCAAAACTCATTTGTCGAGTTCGCATTGTTACTGTATTCATTTGTATCACTCCCAACATATTTAATTAGTCCTAAGACTATCATTTTCAATATTCTTGCTCTATTTACATTGTCAAAACTTAATAGTTGTTTTTCATTAATTTCTAACATAATATTACCTTTCTAAATTTTGAAATTGACTAATACGTTTATTAAACTTTAATTCAATATTACCTATATTTCCTGCTCTTTGCTTTTGAAGATCTACTGTTACAATATTATTTTCGATATTTTTTTGATATAAAAATATTACATTATCTGCATCTTGTTCTATCGCTCCACTTTCTCTTATATCTGCCAAAGTAGGTTCTGATTTACTTGCATTTCTATTTAATTGGCATAATGCAATTATTGGAATTTCCAATTCTAAACTCAGCAATTTTAAAGTTCTTGAAATATCCGCTACTTCTTGCTCTCTGCTTCTAAAATTTCCTAAATTTTTTACTAATTGCAAATAATCTATTATTAATACATCAATTTTATTTCTATTCTTTAATCTTCTTGCTGCAATTTCTATTTTCTGTATGTCATTAATCTTAGTTAAAATATTTAGCTTTAAATCACCTAATTTCATACAATCAAAGCCAACCTCTTCTATTTCTTTTTCGTTTAAATCTCCATTTCTAATTTTTCGAGAATTGATTCCTGTTCTCATTGCTATGAGTTTTTGTATCATTTGAATTGATGACATTTCTAAGCTAATATAAACTACTTGCTTTCCTTTTTTTGATATATTTTCAGCTATTTGCAACGCAAATGTTGTCTTTCCTACACCAGGTCGAGCACCAACAACAGTTAATTCTCCATCATGTAAACCATCAGTTAAGTCATCTAAATCAAAAAATCCTGTATATAAACTTAAATCTTCTTTTTTATTAATATTTTTCTCAATCGTTTTAGCCGTTTCTACAACTTGACTTACAAAGCTTTCTTCTTTATTGGTTTGAAACTCTATTTTTTGTAAGTCTGAAATAATTTTTTCTATATAGATATCTGAATTATCAGAGTTTTTTATTTCATTTATAATTTTATTGGCTAAATTAAATACTTGTCTTTTCTTTGTATACTCTTTTAATGATTCATAAATAGCATCTGCATCAGTTCCAGCAATATAAGTATTTAAAAATGCTAAATATCTAATAGAATCTTCTTCCAAAATTTCATTTATAGATATCATTGATACTTCTTTTTTTTCTAATTTTAATTTTCTAATTGCATTTATTATCTTTTTATGTATTTGAATAGCAAAATCTTCTTCAGTTAATTCAAATTCTCTTTTTTCAAAAATAACATAGAATAATATTGCTCTTTCAATTTCTTCGTCATACATAATTCTTTCCTCCGCTTCTTTTTGTAATATTCTTCTTCACTTATTTTTGAAACTTTATAATTACATTCTTTTTCTTGTTGTAATTGTTTTTTTTGTTCTTCTTTTAAAGGAAAAATACCTTGCCAATTATTCATAATCGAATTATTTAAAATCATAATTTGTTCTTGTTTATCTTCAGATAACTGAAAAACATTTTTTATACATAATTCTAGACCTCTTGTTGTTAATGGCTTTTTAATTGCCTTTCTCATTTTCATAAATTCTTTAAATGTTATTTTTAGATCTTCATCTTTTACTTTTTCATTTAAAATTTTATCAAGGTCCGTTTCTTTTTCTTTTTTTATTTCTTTTTTATTGTTTAGTTTAGTTTTGTTTAGTTTATTATTAGTATCGCTAGCAGTATTGTTCGGTGTATCGTTCGGTGTATCACTAGGAGTATCGTTAGCCGTATCGCTAGCCGTATCAAAATCGATAATTTCATATGTTCCCGATTGTGTTTGATTAATTCCTTTTTTGAATTTTATATATTCCTTTTGTATCAAATTGTTTCTAGCTCTATATAGTGCTTGCTTATTTAAACCTGTAAATGTCATTAGAGTTGTATTAGCAACTGTAAAATTTTTAATCCAATTACATTTATTGTTTATATTTAATAATGCAAAATATAAACTTTGAGAATTAGCATTTAAAAAATTTGTAAGTTGTAACTCATAAAATCGATTTACTTGCTTTAAGTAATTCATCTTTTTTTCTCCTTTCGTGTACTTTAAAAATGTCTAATCTTCATAATTGTTTTTAAATTCTTCTAAAAATTTTTCTTTACCATATTTTTTATTAAATTTCTTTTTCGCAAAACTATGTAAATATTTTCTGATCACTGGATCTACATCTGCTTTTTTGTGACATCTCCTGCATAGAAAATAAACCAATCCAAATTCCATACTTTTTTGTCTATTACATCCACCAAAAGCTTCGTGTTTATCTAATTTCTTTTGTTCTTTATTACAAAGAAAGCATTTATTTTCATTCCTTTGTAATATGCTAAATCTTTTTCTTTCTTTTTTTACAAGTCTAGAACTTTTTTGTTTTATTTTTTTTATTGTCTTTTGTTCCGCTTCTTTTGATTTCTTTCCTATATCTTTTGGTTTTGGACATGGATTAAAACTTTTACTTAAATCATGTACTAACATTTTTATCCCAACTTTCTAATAACTTATCAACTTCTTTTTTAGGCTTAGTGCATATGTTTTGTTCTTCACAATCATGTATAAGTCCTTTTATAAAAATCGACATTTCTCTTGTATCATATTCACTAGTTCCCTTATAGACTTTATACCATTTGTATCTTTTGCCTTTAACAATTGTTTGGCATTCTTCTGTATAGTATTTAAAATAATATTTGGGATTTACATCTTCTGATATAAGTACTAATTCAGATTGTCCATAGTCTTTTAACTTTAAAAAGTACATTTCTTCTTTACTTACATTAATAACATTTGCTAATTCATTTATTAAAGCCCATGCATATGCATTTGCATTTGTAGATCTATGTTTAAAAAATTTCTTTATATTTATTTTTATAATTGTGTTTAAAAAATTTTGTAATTGTTTTTGTATTCCTCTAGATTCAAATAATATTGTTACTATTGCTTGATTATTAAAATTTGTTCTTATATCTATAATTTTCGCTCTATCTTCCATAATTTAAATTCCTTTGACAAAATGTATTTTTTTTGATATACTAAAAATAGATGTTTTTAAGTATATCTATTGAATTAGTCAATGTTAACGGCATTGTCTAGTTCTTTTATTTTGTTTTCAATAAATTCTATAGCTATTCCTATTTTTGCATTTGGATTACCATAATCGTTTCTTGTCAAATGACCAATAATAGTCTTTAAATCTTGTATCATTTCATCTGTTAAATCATCTACTTTTCCTTGTAATTTAAGACACTTTCTATTCAATCTATCTATTTTAAATTTTAAACTATAATTATCTTTTTCAAGTATAACTAACCTTTCCCCTTGATTTATTACGATTCCTGATAAATCATCTTTTCTTTTAAACATCTTATTTCCTCCTTGTATTTCTTCTATTTATTTGTTACCAGCTAACTCTTTTATTTCGTCATCACTTATATCTTTTCCAGTCATATAGAAATAAGCTGATTTTAATCCTTGTAAAAAACCTTAAGTATAATCTAAAGTATAACGTATATCCTCTTTTTTGTATCTTTCTATATCTTTATAAGAATGTGTTATAAGACCAAGTAAACATCTTAAAGCAAATTCTTCGTTTTGTAATGGATATTCTTTTCCATTTATATTTACTGTTCTTTGCATAATATTTGTCCCTCCTTTCTATCCAAAATATCCTATTGTGCTAAAAAAGCTAATTCCACAAGTTGCAACTTTATAAACTATTACTCCTACAGTTACTACTGTACTTAATATAAATACGTTTCTTAATAACTTGTCCTCATTTAATCTGTACTTTTTCATTTTTTTATCCTCCTAACTTACTAATTCTTTTGTAGTGTTAAATACACTTTTTATTATTGCTTTTAATTCTGCATTTTCTTGTAAAAGTTCTTCATATCTTGCTCGTGGTACTGTATCTCCACCTATTTTTATTTTGTAACGACCACCTGCTGTCATTTCGTATTCATACTTTCCACTTTTTAGCATATGTATTGCTACTTCTTGTCCTACTTTTTTTCTTCGCATAAATTCGTGTAAACTTATCCATTCTTCCATCTCTTCCTCCTTTAAATTTGTTATTATTCTCCACCTATGCTATAATTCTTTCAAAAGGTGGTGTGTCATATTGAATGAAAATGAATACTACAAATGGGTTAATAAAATGAATATCGAGTATACTAAAAATCAAAATCGTAAAAGAATATTTAATTATCTCAAGAATAATCATTTAGCAATTATTGCAATAATTATTTCTATAATTGCATTATTTAAATAAAATCACTATCAATGTTGATATTGAAAAGCCTAATGCAAACCAACTTAAACTATTAGGTTTTTCTTTTAATTTATCTTCATAATATTCCCTTTGTTCTTCTAAAGCCCTTTTTGCGTATTCTTCTGGTATCATTCTTTCTTTTTCTGACATACTATACCTCCTTGTTTATTTTACAAGTATCACTTGTATTTTTACTTAAAAAAATATCAGGAAAAATATAGTCAATTGGCTTGTTGAAAAATTTTGATAATTTTATACATGTTTCTATTTTAGGAGGCTTGTCCGATTTTTCAATATTAGAATATGCTTGTTGTGTTATTCCTAAAAAGTCCGCAATATCTTGTTGTGAGCGTTTTCCCCTTAATTCTTTGCATTTATTTTTTGACATTAATTTCACCTCTTTTCTAACAAGTTTTTCTTGTTGATGTCATTATGTTATCACAAGTTATTCTTGTTGTCAATACTTTTTTACAATTTTTTTTTGTATTTTCTTTACTTTTACAAAAAATGCTTGTATAATAGGTATTAGGAGGTTTATTTTATGAACAGAATAAAAGAATTGAGAGATGAATTACATCTTTCTCAAACATATTTAGCAAAAAAATTAAATAAGACCCAACAACAGGTAAGTTTATATGAAAAAGGAAAAAATGAACTTGATTTAGATGGATATATAATTCTCTCTAAGCTTTTTAATTGTTCCATAGAATATATTGCTGGCAAATCCGATATACGCAATCCTGAAGAACTAAAGAATGTACAATTTGCTAATCATGGTGGACTTGATACAGAAGGACTTGGAGAAGAAGAATTGACAGAACTACAAAGGCAGATAGATTTTATTAAGAAGATGAAGAATAAAAAGGAGAAATAGAATGGAGCAATTACCAATAGATTCTGATACTATAAATAAAACATTAGATATAGTAGATGAAAGCACAAAAGAAACCCGAAAAGAACTTGATAAAACTGCAGCTAAAGGTGTAAATAAATTAGCACAACTATTTTGGGCTTCTCCAATTGGGAGAAAAGCTGATATATATATTGCAGAAAGACCCTACAAAATGGAATTAGAATTAAAGAAAATGCAACAAAAATATAACTCTATCCCTGTTGAATATCAAGTAGAGCCATCTTCTTATATAGCGTTAAAAGGAACAAGTGAATTAAATTATGTTTTAGATGAAGAACATCTGAGAGAAATGTTTGAAAATCTTTTGATTTCTGATATGGATAGCAGAAATCAAGGTAAAGTATTGCCTTCCTATATAGAAATAATAAAACAACTAAGCAAAGATGATGCAATATTTTTGAAACAATTAAAAGATGAAAACTTAATTAGAGCATTACCTATAATAAGGCTTAAGTTGACTAACAATAATAATTCATCTTTTAATTATGTAAGCAACCATATAATTTGTTTATTTGATGGAAGTTTTAGAGAGTTTCCTCCAATTGTTTTAGATAATTTATTAAGATTACAAATTATAACTATCCCTTATGACCAATATATAGTTATTGATGTATATGACAAAGTTTTTAAATTACTAAAAGAAACTGAACCTTTTATAAAATACAATAACATAGACAACAAACATTTAGATTTTGACAAGATGAAAATAGAGTTTACACAATTTGGTAAAAATTTTATTAATATATGTCTTTCTTAACTTGGTTCATATCTGTTTTTAATTGTGCAATTTCATCTAATACTTTACATATATACTCTTGATGTGAATCAAATCCTTTGATATTTGCTTTGTCAAGTTTTATCACTTTAGAAATAGTAATTTTATAAGTAAAAAAACAACAAATAAATATAATAAAAAGATATAAAATAAACATTATATTACCACCTCACTTAATATTATATAATAGAAACAAATTTTTGTAAACAAAAATGGAGTAAAAAATGAATTTAATTAATTTTGAAGAACTTGCTGAACGTGAAAAAATAAACATATTTCACGATAATTTAATGAAAGAAGAAGCAAAAATAATTAAATATGATGGCACTTCTATTCTTCTGAATAATAAAAAAATACATTCAGAAACAGAAAGAAAATGTTTACTTGCTGAAGAATTAGGTCATTACTATTATGATGCTTATTATACTTTTAACTCCGACCAAACATTTATAGACAAGCAAGAGTACAAGGCAAAGAAGTGGAAATGCCTTACTTGCATATCTCGAAAATCAATTTTAGAGTGTTTTAAACGTGGAATAACAAATTTATATGACATTGCAACAGAATTACAGGTAGAGCCAAATATGATAGAATTTGCTTATGATTATTATAAAAGAAATAATTAGATATTAACGTTATTAAACATAAAAAATATATGACAAGGGAGGAATTATTATGGGACTATTTAAAACCGCAGAAGAAAAACAACAAGAAGCAATAGCAAAATTAAATCAAATGCTTGCAAAATATGAACTAAATGATTTAGATCCTAAATACATAAATGCTGTTGTAGGAATAAATTCAGAATTATCCGGCACTGGTTTTATGGAAGTTGGTAATATGCTATCATTTGATGAAAAAACAGCTGCAAGATTAAACACATATTACACAAATGCTCTTATTAAACAAAATTGGATAATTATTCGACAATTAGATGAAATATCGAAAAAATTAAACAAGTAAAAAAGGTAATGTACATCTCTACTGCTCACTGTACATTACCTTATACATATAAAATATATGTATTTTTTTATTATATAGATTAATATTGTATTTTGATATAAAATTTTACGAAAAGGCTAAAATCTTATATGAAAATATAATTAAGGAGGAAAATTGCTTATGGAAAAATATTGTCAATGCAAATCAGTTACAAAAGTATATACAGATTTTGACGATTGGTATCAATTTGATCGTTGTTATGAATGCAAAAAAATAATTGAAGATAGTATTGAACCACTAAATCATATGGACGGAGAAGATTTTGTTTATAGTGATAATTTCTAAAGATATAATGCTCTTTTGAGAACTAATTAAAGTAATAATAAAATGGAGGAATTAAAGATGAATGAAAATATATATAAAGAAACTTTAAATGTTAATGGTGTAGAAATATCAATTCTTTCAAAAGACAACATAAATGATTACATATCTTTAACTGATTTGGCAAAATATAAAACTGACGAACCAAATGATGCTATTAGAAATTGGATGAGAAGTAAAGATACTATTGATTTTTTAGGACTTTGGGAAAGTATGCATAATCCCAATTTTAAACCCGTCGATTTCGACGGGTTTAGGCAACAAGCTGGTACTCATGCTTTTACTATGTCCCCTCAGAAATGGATTAATGGGACAAATGCAATAGGTATAATTTCTCGTTCTGGGAAGAGTGGTGGAACATATGCTCACAAAGATATAGCATTTGAATTTGCAACTTGGTTAAGTCCTGAGTTTCATTTATATGTAATTACTGATTATCAAAGGTTGAAAAATGATGAAAGCAATAAACTTTCTTCTGACTGGAATGTAAAAAGATTAATTGCAAAAACTAATTATAGAATACAAACAGATGCTATTAAACAAAACCTAATTCCTGAATATGTATCTGCAAAACATCAAGCAATAACTTATGCTAATGAAGCTGATATGTTAAATGTTGCTCTATTTGGTATGACAGCAAGAGAATGGAAAAAAGCAAATCCTAATGCAAAAGGAAATCTAAGAGATAATGCAACAATATCTCAATTAATAGTATTAGCAAATTTAGAAAATTTAAACGCTACTTTTATAAAAGATGGATTATCACAACAAGAAAGACTATTAAAATTAAATAAAGAAGCAATTTATCAATTAACTACTTTTAAGAATAATACAAATATCAAAAAGATTGAAAATTTTGACAACAAACTATTAAATGGCAAAAAATAAAACATATTTACCAATGACAATATGCTCTAGTGAGCATTTAATTTTTAGCATAGTAAACGAACGGAGGTTTTGTATGGCGAAGAAAACTAACTTTGAAGTAAACGGAAAACAGTATTATAGAGTAAGAAGAACTGTAGGACATAAGCCTGATGGTACTCCAATAGTGAAATCCTTCTATGGTACAGGAATAAATGAAGCTAACAAAAAAGCAGATGAGTATATAAATGATTTAAAAAGTGGTCTTATAAATGGAAAGCAAGCTACTACACTTAATATCCTTTTTCCAGATTGGTTATTTGGAGTAAAGAAAAATGAAGTAAAAGCTAGTACCTTTGAAAGTTATTACGGAACATATAAAAAATTCATAGAGCCTCTTGATATTTCTAATATACCAATTAAAGAAGTAAAATCATTAAAGCTTCAATCTTGCTATAACGATCTAAAAACGTCAGCAAACAACGTAAAGAAAGTTCATAAAGTATTAAATATGTTTTTTGGATATGCTGAAAAAGAAGGATATATATTAAAGAATCCATGCAACAATATTTCTCTTCCAAAAGACAGAAAGAAAGTTACTGAAATATTAGAGAAAAAACAATCCTTTCAATATTATAGTGAAGATGAACTAAAAAGATTAAAAGAAGTTTTTGAAGGAAATAAATATAAAAATGTAGTTTTATTCGCCCTTGGTACTGGAATGAGGAGAGGTGAGATATTTGGATTACAATGGTCTGACATTGATTTTGATAAAAAAGAGATACACGTTATCCACAATTTATCATCTATTGCGGAAATCTCACAAGATGGAAAGAGAGAATATCATATTCAATTACATACTCCTAAAACTCAAAATTCTGTTAGAATAATTCCAATGAGTAACAATATATATAATTTACTATCTTCTATGGAAAAACGGCTCAAATTTTGTTTTCGCTCCAAATAATGGACATTTTGATTTAAAGTATTTCCAAAAAGTATATGCTAAAAAATTAAAAGAAGCAAACATAGAAAATAAAACATTTCATGATTTAAGACATACATTTGCAACGATGTTATTATCACATGGTGCTAATCTCGTTACAGTAAAAGAATTACTTGGACATAGTTCTATTAAAACTACTGAAATATATCTTGAAGCTTTACCAAAAAGTAAGACAGATATAATAGAAAAAATTGATTATCTTTTAAGCTGAGTGGTTAAAAAGTGGATAAATAAAAATTAGCAAGGAATTTCAAAATCTTTGAAATCCTTGCTATACTTAAATATATTATTCGATGATGTCAGCAACAACACCTGAACCTACTGTTCTTCCACCTTCACGAATAGCGAATCTTAATCCCTTTTCGATAGCGAT